TGCGACGGAAATCAACGAGCGAGCAGCCGAAAAAATTACCGCCATCACTCCGGCTTTTTCGCGCATCGCCAACGAGAAGCACACGCCAATGCTCCAAGGACTGTTCTCGCAGTGGATGGAAGCTGGAATGCTGCCAACGCCGCCGCCCGAAGCTATTCAGCGGATCTCTGAGTTTGTCGGCATCGTGCCGAATCCGGCCATCACGTTCTCGTCTCGCCTCGCTCTTGCCATCAAGAGTCTCCGCAACATCGACGCGGATAGGCATATTCAGCGTATCATGGCAATTGCTCCTATTCGTCCCGAAGTCATGGAGCCGTTTGATTGGATTAAATGGGCGCGAGGCTCTGCTCGTGACGCTGGCGTTCCAACTGATTACATCCTCGACGAGGAAATCGTTGCGCAAAACATGGCCGCCAAAGCTCAGGCTCAGGCCGCTCAGGCTCAAATGCAGATGATCGAGCAGGGCGCAAAAGCACTCGGCAGCGTCGGCGGAGTCGAGGCCTTAAAAGGCGTCGCGGCATAATTTCACCACCACCAATGAGAACTAAACGAACTATTGAGAACCTCGGGAGTCTCAACAAAAAGGCACTCGCCAAACTAGAGCCATTTGTGGCTGCTGCCGAAGCTGCAATGTCAGCAAAGGGCGTAACCGTTGAAGTCATCTCCGGTTTGCGTTCATGGGCTGCTCAAGCCGCGCTCTACGCCAGCGGCAGAACGAAGCCTGGGCGCATTGTCACAAAAGCTCCTCCAGGCTCTTCTTGGCACAACTACGGCCTCGCCATCGACCTTGGGCTTTTCCAAAACGGCATTTACCTTGACGAAAAGAAACCGGCGCTGGCGGAGGTGCTCTACAACCAAATTGGTAACATCGCCGAAAAGGTCGGCGTCGAATGGGCTGGAAACTGGAAGAACTTTCCTGAAGGTCCGCATTTCCAGGTGACGTTTGGCCTGACACTGAAAGAAGCTCGCGCCCGCATGGAGGCAAACGGGAAGGACATTCAAAAGCTTGTATGAGTAACCGTTCCCAACTCGACCTCGCCAAGCCGTTTGATCGCGGAAATGATCTCTTTGAATACACGTTCACAGAGGCAACAAAACGCCATCAAGTTCGCTCCGATGTGCTTCGGGCTTTCACCGAAGGATTTAACTGCTTCAAATTCAAGTTTGAGCACAAAGGGCGCAAGTTTGAAGATCGAATCGCCCTCCCGCATGCCGCTGGCTTTGATGAGAAAGACGCCGTGGAAATGGCGGAATATGCCCACGACCGCTTCTTGAACACTGTCGCAGAACTCATTGCAGTATGACGCCCGCAGAAGAAATCGAAGCTAGACGCAAGGATCGCGCTGCTAGGCTAAATGATGCCTGGGCAGACCTTGCCGCGTCACCATCGTTTAAATTTGTGATGGAAGATGCTCAAATACATTTCGGCATGTTCAAGGAATCGTTCTTGCCGACTGACGGATTCAACCCTCACGCCGCCGCACAGCGCGACGGCCAGAAATCAGTTCTCGCCCATTTTGCCCGCCGAATCGCTCGCGGCGTGGCACTCACGGAAGATGAAACCGTGAGCAAACCAACGAGCGCACTCTAAACCACCATGAACATTGAAATCAATGAAGCTCGCGTGTCAAAAGACGGCGAAGAAATCGGCATGATCCTTGGCGAGATTTGCTATCTCGAAGCCAAAGTCGGCCCTACTGTTAAAGGCGCTATCAAAAAAGCCGCTGGCGTTGAATTGTCGTTTGTTGTCGGCGATGCGCCCGACGAAAACGACACGGAAAACGACACGGAAGAAGACAAAGACATTGACGCTTCTCCGCCATCGCTCGCCGACATGAGCGACGACGAACTTGCAGCCGAGATGAAACGGCGCGGCTTGATTCAGGAAGCGCCTCCGGTGCCGGAAACTCCCGCCGTGGTTCAACCTCCCGTGATTGAGCGTGACCTTTCCGCCGTCGAACGCCTTCACAGGCTCGCTGGCGAAGGTAAGATTCCGCAGCCTCCCGAGAAGCATCCAGCGATGGGCGACAAGACGCCCGAATACGTCGCATGGTTCAAGCAGCACGCCACGCCTGCCGAGATCGCCACGCGATACCCTGAGAACCGCCGCGTGCCAGCCACGGTGCGCGAGTTTGTCCAAGCCGAAGAAAGGCTTAAAGGCAGGCTGCCAGGCGAAGTTAAAGACACCGAAAAAGCCAACGATTTTGCCAACGTGAAGGAGGGCGCATAATATGAAACTGAAACCACGATTCTTTCTTGAAGGTGAAGGCGGTGAAGGCGGCAGCAACGGCGGAGGCGGCACGCTTTTGAGCGGGGCTGCTGCAAGTTCTGCGCCTGCGTCCACTCCAACTCCTGCACCTCAAGGTGACGCTGACGGCGCATCTTCCGCATGGGACTTCCGCAGTTCACTTGACGATAAGGGGAACTTCAAGCCCGGCTGGGATGCTTCACTTCCCGACGATCTCAAGCCATCGGCTGCGGCTCTTGCCAAGTATCCGAACCCGCTGGAACTCATGCGCGGACATGCCAACGCATCGAAGCTCATCGGGCAAAAGGCCACGCTCAAAGCTCCGGCTCCAGATGCCAAGCCCGAGGAAATCGAAAAGTTCAACGCACAAATTCGCGAGGTTCTCGGTGTACCTGCCAAGGTTGAAGATTACAAGATCGCCAAGCCTGACAAGATTCCCGACGGGCTAACATGGAACGAGGCAGAAATTGGCGAGTTCGCCAAGCTGGCGCATTCGTTGAATATCTCACCGGCAGCCGCCCAAAAGCTCGTCGAGTTTGATGCGCAACGCATGGAGAAACTGCATCAAACAAGTCAAACCAAGCTCCAGGAGTTTGTGCAATCGCAGGAGGCAGAGCTTCGCAAAGACTGGGGCGCTGACTACGATGCGAACTTGGGACTTGCCGCTAAGGCTGCTCAGATTGCTGGCTTCGACATCAACGACGGTGAGCTTGCTAACAACGCCAAGTTTGTGAAGGCCATGCTAACCGTCTCGAAGCTTATCAAGCCTGACGCCCTTGTAGGCAGTGATAAATCGTCCTCCGTGATGGATGGCGCAGCACAAGCGGAAGACATTCGCAGAAACACGAACAACCCTTGGCATGCAGCTTACATGGGCAAAGAAGGCCCGTCACGGCAGCGCGAAGCTGCGGATCTCATGGCGCGGCTAAAAGGCGTCAAAGTCGAGTAAGCAAAACGCATTACGAAAAGCCGGGGCCGAAAAGCTCCGGCTTTTTTGTGCTTCCAAAGTCAGGTTTCAGAGGGTTTGACGGCTTCGGAGCATAGCAGTCCCGGTAAAGGGTAACTGCAAGCTGTCTGTTTCGTCGGGAATCAGGATCATCGCTTTGATGCTTTCGCACCGCTGAAAACTCGTCGCTCGGCTGTCTCAGTAGAACACGACTCAAATGCTTTCAGCGCAGCCCTACGGTTTCCCGTAGCGACTTTTGCATGGCTGAACTGCGATCCACCATGCGCCGATTATGTTTCTACTGGCCCGCGTTGCCCACTGAGGGACGCTACCAGACTGTCGCAGGAAACCTCTACACAAAGAAGCCGACTTTCTGGTAGAAAAGTCGGCTTCCTGCGGATTGCTCGCGGATGGGGCGGACACTCCTACCAGAGAGCAAACCTATTTGATGACCGCGATAATGCCTTTTTATCTCGAATCGTCAAGTCTCAATTTATTGTTTGACATTCTGTAATCAGTTCCGCCACATTTCCGCAGAGTCAAAGCGGCCCCTTCATTGGGATACCCGCGAGAGCCAAGCAGCGGCCTCGAAAGAGACACCCGCGAGAGGGTAAATCACCCGGCAGTTTCAAGACTCGGAAACGCCAGTCTCGCAATCTTCAAATCTCTTTCTTATGCCCGACGCAATTACTACGTATTACGAAACCGAGTTTTCCAAAAATTGGGAAATGCTCGCTCAACAGATGGATTCTCGCCTTGGCGAAGCCGTCACTCCAACTACAATCACCGGCAAGCGCCGGAAGTTCAACCAGCTCGACCTGGGCAGCATGCAGGAAGTCACCACCCGAAAAGGTGATACTCCTGACGGCGATTCGACCGGCAATTCTTACTGGCTTTATCGCCGTAAGTTCGAGCGCGTCATCACTTTCGATGAAGACGATGAAATGCAGCTTGGCACCATCGCCCTTCCCGATTCGGACGAAGTCGCTAGCACAGCCGCCGCCAGCAATCGCACGAAGGACGATGTCATCATCCAATCCTTCGACGCTACTCGCTACATTGGCGAAAACGGCACCACTTCCAACACCTTCGACAGCAATTTTTCGATTGCCGTTGATTATGTCGCCAGCGGTTCCACAGCTAACAGCGGCCTGACGCTTGCAAAGATTGCTCGCGCCAAGAAACTGTTGGACGCTGCCGAAGTCGAAGACGGTGACCGCTATTTCGTGCATTCCGCGCAACAGCTCCAGGACATGCTCTTGATCGACAAGATGACCTCCGAAGACTACGCCAGCGTGAAAGCTCTGGTTGATGGCAAGGTGGATCGCTTCCTCGGCTTCAAGTTCATTCGTTCTGAGCGCCTAACGCGTAACAGTTCGACCGATGTTCGCACCTGCTTCGCTTGGCACAAGTCCGGCATCAAGTTCGCCGACGGTGGCCGCAATGTCCACATGGACATTCTTCCCGGCCGTCGTCACTGTAAACAGATTCGCGGTGTTTATCGCTGCGGTTCGGTTCGCACTCAGAACGAAAAAGTCGTTCGTATCTATACGGACGAAAGCCCGTAACCCAAACTTGAGCGGGAGTCGAATGGCTCCCGCTCTTTCCCTTATTCCTAAACTCAATTCTCTACTATTATGGCTCTTGTTTACACTACCTTTGGACAGTCCCAACTGGATGCGCTTTCTGATATGAGCGCAGCTCCTAACCTCAAACAATCAGGCGGCAATCTGCATGTTTTGCAAGTCACCAAGACCGGCTACACCGCCGCGACTGCTGACCCGCTCTACCTCTTGCGTTTGCCGAAAGGCGCT